GCCTCGTCGCTGACGCCGGTGTGATGTACCAGCAGGACCGAGCAGGAAAATTCCGACATGAGCGCCGCGCAGGCATCCAACATTGTTTTAGCGTCTTGGGCCGAGTTTTCGTCGCCAAGCAAAAACCTGTGCAGGGTGTCTACTACGATCAAATTGGGGCGTTTGGGCAGAGCCCTGATATTGTCCACGACCCGCATGTAGCCAGTCGGTGTATTGAGATCGCAGCCGTCCCGCGACAGCCACATCGACAACGGCCCGGCGTTCTGGTGGACCTTCCAAGCGGCTACACGGCCCCGCAGGCCATGATGGCCCTCGCCAGCAAGATATACAACAGATCCAGTCTTGACCCTGTTCCCCGCCCACTCTTGCAAGCCGGAGGACATGCGCAGGCACCAGTCAAGGACGACGAATGTTTTGCCGCCACCTGACGGGCCGTGGACCATGATTAGGGCGCGGTCCTGAAGCCAGCGCTTGACCAGCCACGATATGGGGGCGGGCTGTGAGCAGAAGTCGTCGGCTGGTATCAGCCAATCGTCTTTGGGCGGTATCAGGAGCGCCGCGAGATCGTTCCCTGATTGGCGGTAATCGTTAGCGTCCCCGAGCTCAGGCGGCATGACAAACCTCGCGCCGTGTTTTGCTGCGGCCTGCTCGGCATATCGCTGGCCAACGCCGGAGGCGTCATTATCCGCTACAATCACAATGTCTTGCGTAGCCCCGAAAACTTCGCGCATGGTGCCAGTGACGGGAACGAGGTTCGATGCCGAATAGGCTACAATACAGGGGCGCCCGGTAGCCTCATGGATTGTGGCGGCAGTGGCAAATCCTTCAGCAATATAAAGGGTGCCCGGATCGTCATTGGTGCCGATCTGCCAGAAGCGTCCGCCTGTCTGTGCCCCTGAGTGGTAAAGTTTACCGCCGTCTGCGGCGATGTATTGTAGGCTGCTCAAGGCTCCGTCGCTATCAAACAGCGGCACAACCAGCCGCCCGTCGCCTGTCACTCTAGCCCCGTGGGTTTTGATGCCTTTGCGGGTCAAGTAAGGATGATCGAGACTAGCGGCAGTGCAATCGACCCAGATTTTCTCTACAACATTTGATGCTATTTCGTGCTTTCTGGCCGATTCGGCATCCCGCATTGTTTTTGCCTCGGCCAAACGGCGAGCATGGGCCATCTCTTCGGTATGGGAAAGCTTTCTTCCTATATCGGCCCGCCAAGGCGACTCAAACCCTGACCGCCAGCAACCGAATCTACCGGCTGGAACCCCGTCGCCAAATGCCACATACCAACCCGGTTTATCGCCGTGACCTCCCTGCCCCTTAGTGCCGGAGGCAAATCTGTGAAGCTTGCCATCTAATAAGATTTCACGGGGCGGCGTCAGGCCGGATGCTATTATTGCATCTCGAAGCTGATCTTCTGGCGGCAGGACGGGAGAATTGCTTGGTGGGGACCACGGACCCCCTAAAATACCAGTTAAATCAGCCATTTTTAGTTTCCTCAAAATAATCGCTTAAAGCTTTGATAACTTTATATTTTGGGTTATTTGTGCGGCTATCCCGCAAATTTCTAATGGTATTATGATGCAGCCCGGTTGCCGCCGCAACCATGCTGATTCGTCGATCTCTCAGGGCAAGCCGAATCTGCTCTATTGTTAACATTTTTGATTCCAGTGTGCGTTTTTGCTATTTGGATGTTGCAATCTGCCACGGAGCAAGTTAGATTGCAAGTGTGATCGAACGGATTATCCGACCGATTAAATCAAGGAGGCCTTCGTGGCTATAAATGTGAAAAATACTAGCGGGCTGTCCGCTAGCGGCGTCAAAATGCTTGTCTATGGACAGGCTGGCGCTGGTAAGACCAGTTTGATCAGAACCCTTCCCGATCCAATTGTGTTGTCGGCGGAAGGCGGTTTGCTATCCATTCAGGACGCCAACCTGCCCTACATCGAGATCAACTCGATGGATGATCTCAAAGAAGCCTACACTTGGATGGGGACTCCAGAGGGATTGCGGTACAAAAGCGTGGCGCTTGATAGCATCAGCGAAATTGCTGAGGTTGTCCTGAACCACGAAAAGAAGATCGCAAAAGACCCCCGTCAGGCTTACGGCGCGATGCAAGAGCAGATGGCAGACATCATTCGAGCCTTCCGCGACTTGCCGGAGCGCCACATTTACATGAGCGCCAAACTGGAGAAGTCCACGGACGAAATGGGGCGGATCTTGTACGCGCCGTCCATGCCCGGCAACAAGACAGGCCAGAGCTTGCCATATTTCTTTGATGAAGTGTTGGCGCTGCGGGTGGAGAAGGATGCGGACGGCAATACGCAGCGGGCTATCATGTGCGACTCAGATGGGCTTTGGCTGGCTAAGGATCGTTCCGGCAAACTTTCGGCATGGGAAGCGCCAGACCTTGGGGAGATCATTGCAAAGATCGGGGGCGCATCGTGACGCCGCTGGTTAAATTATCTAGCGAGTGGATTGACGCCAAGAACGCTGAAAAAGAAGCCACCGACCGGCGGCGACTGATTGAGGATGAGATCTGTCGGATTCTTGAAATTCAAGAATCGGACGAACGAACCCGCAGGCTTGAGGCTGAAATATTTACAATCAAAATCACTTGCCGGATTAATCGTAAAGTTGACGGCGATTTAGCTCAAGAAATTGCAGCGGAAAATGGCATGGAAGAATTTCTACCAATGCTTTTTCGATGGAAACCAGAACTCAGCATGACTGCATGGGATGCTGTTGGCGACAACGTCAAACAGGTATTCTCACGCGCAATAACATCGGCCCCCGGAAGGCCGTCATTCAGTATCACAAAGGATTAATAACATGGCGCATTTAGGTGAAACATTCGACGTACAGACATTACCGCAGGGTAACTCAGGAACTTTTGAACCCCTGCCGCCCGGTTGGTATAGCGCGACTATCATGGCAGCAGAGCTGAAGGCTACAAAGAGTGGAACGGGTCAGTACGTTGCCATTCGTTACGACGTCAGCGGGCCTACACATCAGGGGCGTGTTGTCTTTGGCAATTTGAATATCCGCAATCAGTCACCAAAAGCTGAAGAAATCGGTCGGCAGCAATTGGGTGAAATCATGCGAGCCACAGGACTTGGTCGCGTTGATGATACTGACCAGCTGATCGGCAACAGCCTTCAGATTAAACTGGAGATTGAAAAATCCGAACAGTACGGGGACAAGAATCAAATTAAAGGATTTAAGGCCATCGGGGGAGGAGCACCGCCGAAAGTTGTCCCAGCACCAGCTGCCGCTGCGGCTCCTGCCAAGGCAGCACCACCGTGGGCTAAGAAGTAAGATTTAAACCTTACCACCCCCAGTCAGAAATGGCTGGGGGATTTTAGGATTATATGATGACCAAAATTCCAGACCGCGAAAACACCATTGAAAGCCTGATTGACAAAACGCACGAGAACCGTGCGCAAAAACCACGTCCACATATGGGCGCGTCTATGCTCGGCAGCGCTTGCGAGCGTTGGATGTGGCTGTCGTTTCGCTGGGCAGTACAACCAGTGTTTCCGGGGCGGATCTTGCGCCTGTTTCGTCGCGGCCATCAGGAAGAACCAAACATTATTAATGATCTTCGATCAATTGGCATAATGGTGCAGAATCTTGAAACGCAAACAAACGTCAATTTTGGTTCTCATGTGTCTGGCAGCGTTGACGCGGTGATCGAGGGCGGCGTTCCAGAGGCTATGCAAAAGCGGCACATTGGTGAGTTCAAAACGCACTCACTGAAATCTTTTAATGATATGGAGGCTAAGGGTGTTGAGAAATCTAAGCCAGAGCATTACGCGCAGATGCAGGTTTATATGCACGGCACTGGAATCGACCGCGCATTATACGTGGCGGTTTGCAAGGATAACGACCGCATTTATACTGAGCGGGTACGGTATAACAAGGAGATTGCGGAGAAACTCGTTGAGAGGGGAAAGCGCATTGCATTATCTGAGCGTATGCCTCCGCCTATATCGACTGATCCGAGCTGGTATCAATGTAAATTTTGTGCGGCTCATTCGTTTTGCCATGAGACGCAATTAACCGAGCACGTTAATTGCCGCACTTGCGCACACAGCACATCAAAGGATGACAGCACATGGCACTGCGAGCGGTGGAATAATGAAATTGCTCTTGAGTATCAATATGAGGGCTGCGAGTCGCACACGCTCCACCCAGACCTTGTGCCTTGGCAAATGAAAGACAGCTCGCGGGACTGGACCGCGATCTATGAGATCGACGGCAAGGATGTGGCTAACGGCGAGCCGGATGCCAACATTTATTCTAGCAAAGAGATATTGGCCAACCCAACTGGATGCACCGACACGACGGCGGCAGCCGTCAGAACAATGTGGAAAGGGGCAACGGTAATAAAATGAGGCCCATTTACGAAACTCCCGTAGACTTAAAAAACGAACGTGAGGTAGCGGATTATTTGTCTGCCAAATGGAAATGCAATTTTGTAAAATTGAAAATTTCGTATGGGTTGGATTTTGGGGTTGTTCAGGACGGCGTTCTTGTGGCGACGGCAGAAATCAAATGCCGCAATTATACAAGTAAACAAATCGACGGGTGGGGTGGCCTTATGTTAAGTGCCAGCAAATCGCACCGGGCAGCGGAATGGACTGTGCCGTTTGTGTTGGCGGCGAAGCTAACGGATGGTTTGTTTGTGGCTACAATTGACCATTGGGCCCCATATGCAATCAAAATTACGGGACGCAAAGACCGGGGAGATTGGCAGGACATTGAGCCTTGTTGCATTATCCCTATGAGCCAATTCGAAAAGATGGAAATGAACAATGATCAAGCTCCGTGAGTATCAACAAAGAGCAATCGACCAGCTTTATAAATGGTTTGAAGATGGCAACAAAGGCAACCCATGCATTGTTATGCCGACTGGATCAGGCAAGAGCCACATTGTGGCCGCGCTATGCAAAGACGCTTTGCAAACGTGGCCAGAGACACAGATCCTTATGCTAACGCATGTAAAAGAATTGATCGAACAGAACGCAGAAAAAATGCGCGAGCATTGGCCCAACGTTCCCATGGGAATTTACTCCGCCAGCATCGGGAAGAAGCACCTCGGCGAGCCCATCACCTTCGCCGGGATTCAGTCGATTGGGAAGAAGGCAAAGGACGTTGGACACGTTGATTTGGTCATCATCGACGAATGCCATTTGGTGAATCACAAAGAGACCGGCGAATACCGCACGTTCCTTCAAGAACTGATCAAGATAAATCCGGCACTGCGGGTGATTGGTTTGACCGCCACGCCCTTCAGGCTGGGCCACGGCTACATCACCGATAAACCAGCGATGTTTGACGCGATATTAGAGCCAGTCAGCATCGAGGAGCTGATCTATAAGAATTTTCTTGCCACATTGCGTAGCAAGCACACTAAAGAAAAATTGGACGTTTCTGGCGTTAAAAAGCGCGGCGGGGAATATATTGAAAGCGAGTTGCAAGCGGCGGTGGACACCGACCCAAAGAACCGTGCGATTGTCGATGAGGTCATCGATATGGCTTGGGATCGCAAGGCTTGGCTGTTCTTTTGCACTGGCGTTGACCATGCGTACAATGTGGCGAAGATTCTGCGTGAAAAAAACATTCCTGCGGCTTGCGTGACCGGAAAAACGCCAAAGAAAGAACGTGAGCAGATATTAACTGACTTCAAATCTGGTAAATTACGGGCACTTACAAATGCCAATGTGCTGACAACTGGGTTTGACTATCCTGACATTGACCTGATTGCTATGCTGCGCCCTACCATGAGCGCGGGGCTTTATGTGCAAATGGCTGGGAGAGGGATGCGGATAAATCTCACACGGACCACTGTATGGTATTGGACTT